TCCGAACTCGCCGATCGAATCCGAGAGTTGGAATCCGAGGTCGCCGAATTGAAGTCGGACAACGATTCCCTCATAAAGATGGTTGCGACCTTGCAGGATGATCTGAAGGACGCGATTGAGGCGCTGGACAATAAAGCCGCCAGTGCGGTGAAAGAATGAACGAAGCCCTGACGTGTTACTCGCCGAGGCTTCTGCCAGTTCGGAGGGCAAATGACTAAACAGGCGCTTGCGATCTGTCGTGTTGCTAAACGTCACGGTTACGTTCTCGAACAAGAACAGCCAGAGATCAGATTATTGATTTTCAGCAAGGGCAGTGTTCAGGTGAACGTCTACTGGACACGCATGACCGTTTCTACATGCCTCAGACATCCTACGCTGGGAAAGACGCAATTGTTTCGACGTGAGGTTTCGCTGACGTTGCTGGACAAAATTTTCGAGAACCCACGAGTCCATACGGATAAGGGATATCGAAAGAAACGAAGCCCCGGCCAGCACTCAGTGACCGGGGCCACAACGCAAGAACAACCGAAAGGAAGATACTCATGGGAACAGATCAGTCAACAGAAAAAACGTGGGGGGAACGAGTCGATTCATTGTGTGACAGCTATCTCCAGAATGGCCGGGAGGAGGAGCGTCTAAGAATCTCGGAGTGGCTTCTGGCTTGCGGCCAAGGGGACTTGGCCCGGCGAATCCACGATGGGGAACATTTGAGATATGGGTTTCCGTTGATCGCGGCGGAGAACCAGGTCGTGCATGAGGGGGACGGATTCCCCGATCCGCCGGATCCCGGCATGTCGGATGAGGGGCAAGAAGCGGACAGAGAGGCGGCACACCATGACGCGTGAGGAATGGCTGGTGGAGCGCCGCAAAGGGATCGGGGCAAGTGACGCTGCGGCGGTTCTCGGTCTAAATCCCTATATGGGGCCGGTCGCCGTCTACAATGACAAGATCGGGATCGGCTCGGAAGTTGTCGAAACGGAAGCCATGAAGTGGGGCCGGAAGTTGGAACCGTTCGTGGCCGATGCGTTCATGGATCGTCACCCGGAATACCGGCTGGTCACGCCCCCTGAATATCACATGGTGTGGCATCCCCAGTTGAAATTCATTTTCTGCACGCCGGACCGGTTCCTTGATCCGATCAACGGCGCTCCTGCTGCGGGGTTGCAATTGAAAACAGTGGGTGGCTACGCCATTCGCCACTGGCCGGAAGATAATATGCCAGACCGGTATCTGGTTCAGTGCATCCATGAGAATGCCTGTAATCCAGAGCGGAGCGTTTGGTTTCTTGATGCGCTGGTTGGCGGCCAGGCTGAGCGCGAATATCGGATCGAGCGCGACCTGGCGCTGGAGCATGAAATACTCCGTCGGCTCTCGGCCTTTTGGGAGGACCATGTAATTGCCCGTGTTCCGCCGCCATTGGATTCGACACCGGCGAGTGACCGGCTGCTGAAGCATCTGTACCCGGCTGCGGGGCAATTTGTTCGACAGGCCACAGCACGGGAGGCCGCCCTCTTGGATGAATTCCGCGAACTGAGAATTCGGTATTCGGGAGTCGAGGAAGCCTATGATGCGATCGAGAACCGGGTCAAAGAACTGATCGGCACTGACAAGGGCCTGGACTGGATTGGCGGCCGGGTCCTGTGGGGGTCTGTCAGCGGTCGCAGAAGGACGAATTGGAAAGCTGTGGCCGATGCATTGAACGCGCCCGCAGAGGTCGTCGAGGCGCACACTGAAGTATCGGCGCCGTTGCGCCGGTTCACCGTGAAACTGAACGAGGATGAATCCAATGGCTGAGACAACCGCCGTCGCTACTACGGCAAAACACAGGGCAATTGCCGCCCTGACGAATGACCGCGTACTCTCTGCAATTAAGAGTGTCGCCACGAAGCACATGACCGCTGAGCGGATCGTCAAACTGGTGGTCGGGGAATTTTCTCGCAATCCAAAACTTGCCGATTGCACCCCTCAGTCGATCATCCTTTGTGCTCTCGCTTTCTCGCAACTGGGATTGGAACCTGGACTACTGGGGCACGCATACATGATTCCTCGCAAGAACAAACACAATGAGAATAAGTTGGAGGCCAATTTCCAACTTGGATACAAGGGGAAGATCGCCCTGAACTTCCGATCTGAGATGTTTGAATTCATCCACGCCGAAGTAATCTACCGCGATGACCGATTCGAGTACGAATACGGGTCGTCAGCATTTTTGCGTCATGTCCCGAATCCCGATTCCGAGAATCGCAAAGACTCTGATATTGTGGCCGCCTATGCCATTGCCCACCTGAAGGGTGCGACGCGCCCCGTCTTTCGCGTCATCACCCGCAAGCAGATCAATGAGCATCGGCGCAAATCGCAGACGGCGGATAGCGGGCCGTGGGTTGAGCATTTCCCGAAAATGTGTTGCAAGACGGCCATTCACGAAATTGAAACCTACCTGCCCATGTCTACCGAGGTCGCCACGGCGCAAGCACTCGAAGAGAAATCGGATGAGGGCGAACTCTCATTTGCGGATTTCGGCGAAGTATCGGTGGAGGATGCGCTCGTCAATCCGGTCACCGAATCCAACGGTGGAACCGCTGGCCTGAAGAACAGATTGGATGTCCCATGACTGACACTCCCGATTCCCGGATCATTCCGGGAATGGACCCGACGCCGACAGATGACGAACGCAGGAGGGGTTTGTGCCTCAGTCGATCTAAAGATGATACACCTGCCATTGTTACTGCGCTGGCCGCCTCCCGAGTCGCCACGGCGCGGGCTATGATGGAATGGGCAGGCGAATGGTTAGACGCTCATCCGTACGTGTCTGCGTGGATTGGGTTGAACCATGTCCTTGCCGCCCACGACGCGGCGGTCGCCGAACGGAAGAACGAAGGCCGTGATGTCCAGTAAGAAGAACGGTCTCTACCTCGAAACCACGTCGATCGATCCGTCGAAAACAGTGGGTGAGATTCATGCGTTGCTGATGCGGGCGGGCGCGGGCAAAATCATGACCGAGCAGTCGGGCGGGAAAATCATCGCCATGCAGTTTACGATGCAGACTCCACGGGGAGAGGTGCCATTCTGCTTGCCGGTTCAATCGGAGCCGATTTTCACTTTGTTGCAGAAACGGCATTCACCTAATTTGCGTGAAAAGAACAAAATCCATGACCGTCTCCAGGCAGAGAGAATTGCCTGGCGGCTGGTCTTTCGATGGTTGCAGGCACAGATCGCATTCATTGAAACCGGGATGGTGACAACGGTCGAGGTATTTCTGCCCTATGTCGCCATGTCCAGCGGGGTCACGTTTTACAAACAGATCGAGGCGGCAGGGTTCAAGTCATTGCCGCTGCTGGAGGAGAAGCGATGAGAATCCATCTCCCCTGGCCGCCCAGCGTCAATCACTATTGGCGATCTAACCGAGGCCGTCATCACATATCGCAAGAAGGACAAGCGTACCGCGATACTGTGGTAAGTCTGAGCCTGATTGAACACTGGCAGAACCTCTTTGGACTACACGACAGAATTTGTCTCTGGATCACAGCCCACCCCCCTGACAGGCGAAAGCGGGACCTGGATAACATTGCTAAAAGTTTGTTAGATGCATTGCAGAAAGCCAGCGTGTACCCCGACGACTCGCAGATTGATCAACTGACAATTCTACGCGGACCCATCAATCCACCCAAGGGATCAATCGAGGTCGAGATTCAGGCCGCGGGGGGCGTATGAACTCATTCACGTCATTCGATGATTTTCTCGGGCGCTGCCTGCCGAATTACTACCGCAAACTGATGATGACCGGCGATCCCAGGAAGGCCGGGGAGTGGGCGGCAGGTGAGATTTTTCGTCAGATAACATCAGCAGTGGGGCAGCCCTGAAATCGCCGCTGGGGCGGCAAGCCCTGAAGAGATCAACGTGGAACTGGGGGAAGAATGATCCTGAAAATCGTTCGCTGTGACGGATGTGAAATTCATTCCCCCAGGCTGGACGAGAACGGAATCGCCTTGCGCAACATATTGCGCGAGGACTTCCGCTGGCACTCTCTGAGCAAGCGTGATTTTTGCCCTGCGTGCTGGAACATTAGAAAGCCGAAGTCAAGGCGGGGGACCGCCCTGAAATCGCCGTACCCGGCTGTCGCCGCACTGCCTGCGGCAGGAAAGGATGGAGATGTGAAATGAATGCGCCGAAAACGATTGTGAAGGGCGGGAAGGTGCTGACAGTCATTGGTGGGCCATTCCCCGGCAAGATCGGCGACCCGAACAAAAAGCCGAATCCATGCGGACATTTCACGCTGACGGTCGTCTGTACGTGCAAAGTCCACGAACACGTCTGTAAGGGATGTGGCCGTATCTGGGCTGATCACACAGATGGGCATTACGAAATAGCCGACCCGCACAAGAGAACGACGAAGGAGCCCCCACAGTGAGCTACGTCGCAAAAGACCCCGACATCCGGGTTGCCCAAGTTTTTCAGCAGAAGTGGGAGCCGCTCGGTATCGATGGCGTAATTATCCTGACTATGAAGAAGGGCGTGATCACCGGTGGCGTCACCTACGGGAACACGAAGCGGCTCTGTGCTGACTACGGCACAAGGCTGGATGAGCTCATCAACACGGGCGTCAGGCCATGAAGGAGAGAACGCTGTGCCAAAAACGAAGATCGAATGGACCCAAAGCGCCGACGGATCGGCTGGGTATTCCTGGAACCCTATCCAGGGCACCATGGGCAAATCGCATCGCCCCCATACGACACCGGGGTCGCGAACACCCCGCCAAAGCGAAATCCATGACATGGTCGACTCGGTCATCCTGGCGAAATTCGGCGGTTCGTTCCTCGACTGGCTTGTCCAGGTCCGGGCATTGGGCGGCGTGGACAAGCTGCCAGGGCAGAGAATTACCATTGCGAAATGAGCAAACCAGGAGGACTGACAATGGCCGAATCGGGATGTGGAATCTATGAGAAATCCGGGCGGTTGAAGCGCCGCGTGGCGGTTGCGATGGTCATGAACGCGCTGGAAGAACTACCATGCCCGCTGCCAGGCGGATGGGGTGGCATCATGGCTGACGCCGCATGTTTCGGAACGAGTCACGACGTGAGTTGCGCTGCCCACGAAGGGCGGAAAATCATAGCCGGCGGTAAGCCCGTGGTGGCACAATCTCGCATTGAGCCATAATCTGGACAGGGGGTATCTAAGATGTCCGTCTCAAGCCAACTGAGCAAGGAATTGCGCCGTACATTTCCCGGTCTGACGTGCACCCGGCTGGAAACGATATGGCGCTGGGTGGTCGCCATGCCTGAAGGACGGGTGATGCTGCCCGACGCAGACCTGGTCAATCCCGAAGAAATCATTGTGGCGCTGCACCTTGCACGTCACCTGGCCTATCGGAACACCGCCGAACTCCAGAAAACCATCCGTGGGCTGTCGGCCCGTAGAAAACGACGGCTCTACACCAAGAGCTTCGGCGAAATCACGCCTTGACACGATCAGAATGCCGGGATAAGCTGCGGCCGGTGAGACCGTGATGCTCTACAGATATTGATCCCAAACCCTGTCCTGGCCGTGCGGCGGTCTCACCAACCCCCATGCACGCCAGGGCTGGGGGCGGGATTTTGCGAGGGTCGGAGTGGCAGAACCACCAGACGGCGATATTCGCAATCCACCGCAGGCACTCGATGTGGAAGTCGCTGTCCTGGGGGCCATGATGCTGGCAGCCGGCGCCGCTCCTGTCGTGATGGGGATCCTCGAACCAACAGATTTCTACCGCCCCGCTCATCAGAAAATCTACTCTGCCATGTACCGGCTGGCCGAACGATCGGCGCCGATCGACATCGCCACGGTCGCCAGTGAACTGGAGAAAACTGGAGACTTGCAGAAGTGCGGCGGGCCGAACGCGCTGATCGACATCGCCGCTTCGGTCTGCACGGCAGCCAGCGCACCCGCACACGCGAGGATTATCAAAGACAACGCCCTGTTGCGGCAATTAATAGAACACGCCACTGATCTGGCCGAAGTCTGCCGGAATCACCCTGGCAACATCGCCGAAATGATCGGCCAAGCGCGGAACCGCCTGGATACTATCGCCTGTCGTGCTGAGCCTGGACGACAGCGCAATGAGGGAGTAACGCAGATGATGGACACGATTCAGCCTGAAGCCATCGACTGGATGTGGAAACCGTGGATACCGCTGGGAAGCGTCTCCATTCTCGAAGGGGATCCCAAAGTAGGAAAATCCACCATCACCTTGCAGCTCGCGGCGATTGTCTCCCGCGGCTGGGGGTTCCCGGATGGCGACGGCAAGCCCGGCGCACCCTATGGACCCGCCAACGTGATCCTGATGAACTCCGAGGACCCGCTGGCAACCGTGTTGCGCCCCCGGCTGGATCATGCCGGAGCCGATTGCACCCGGATATTCGCGCTCACCGGTGTCCAATGGCGTAACGGCGCTGTCGACTCCGAGCGCATGGTCACGTTGCAGGACGTAGACACCATCGAACAAGCGATCATCAAATTTGACGCCAAACTGGTCATCATCGACCCCATTCAAGCATACTTTGGAGCTGGCGTCGATATGCACAGGGCCAACGAGACGCGGCCGGTCTTGGCAGGACTCGGAGCTATTGCCGAACGCCAGCGGTGCGCCGTGCTCCTGGTGAGACATTTGCGGAAAATGGGTGGATCCGCGACAGCCCACGGCCTGGGCGGCGTGGACATTTTCGGCTACGCCCGGTCGATACTCCTGGCATGGCGGGACCCCGACGACCCCAACCGCCGCATTCTCGCCCACACGGCCACCAATTTCGCCCGCGAGGCCAAGTCCCTGCTCTACACTCTCGATGATGGATTCCGCTGGTGCGGTGTCGATGACCGGACTGCCGAAGACCTGGCCAACCAGCCACAGCAACGGGGAGAACGCAAGCCCGCCGCCGACCGAACCGCCGAATGGCTGCACTCCCTGTTGAGTGATGGCCAGATACCGGCCAATGAGGTCTATGCCAAAGCAGCCCGGGAGGGCTACGGAATTGGCAGTGTCAAAGCCGCGAAAACCATGCTTGGTGTTGAATCATGCAAGGTCGCTGCAATCTGGGTCTGGAAACTCCCCAACGCTCAATAAGAAGAACGCTAACCCCCACGACTGCCGCCATTTAGACCATATTCGCCACGCGGCGAACATGGTCCACAAACGAAAAGGCCGCCCAAAACCCGGACGGCCCCCTCGTAGTTCTTCCGCGATCTCTCAGAAAATGAACCGCATCACCTGCCAGGCAACCCAGCCCCAGCACAACAGACCGATCGCCACAACCCCCGTCTTCAACCACCGCGTAAATCTCATTTCGTCTCTCCGTTCTGTTGTTCGATCTGTTGCATCCGACGCGCAACCGACTCCCGCATCGCCCGATGTGGCTGACGTTTCCCCGACTCCCATGCCGCCCATGTTGCCGCTGTCACCCCGACCATAGCGGCGCAGATCTCCTGGCTGATGAGCCAGTCAGGACGCATCCGCGGCAATCCCAGCCGAAACGCACGGCACTTCTCCGACCATGCTGGCCCGGTCATGGCTGCACCTTCGCAATCGCGGCGCGAAGCTGTGCGAGTAACGGATTGCCGCCCGGCGGCGGATTATTGGCACAGATCACCTCACAGATCATGGCATAATGCGCCTCCGCCGCCCGGCACGCCTCCAGCAATTCCGGCGCAGCCGCCAACAGACGAGCGTCCGCAAACCTGGCGCACTGGGCAATGTAAAAACTGACATTTTCTGAGTCTGAAAGAACGCATGGAAACCCTCCCGTCCCGTCGTTAAAAGCAGTCCATGGCCCCGGTGTGTGCTTCTCCTTGCTCATTCGATTCCCCTCTCGGTTGACTAGGCTGCCACTTGTTCCTGATTGAAAAGATCGACAGACTTTGCAACTGGTTTGGACTTGGCTTTCTCCGCTTTGAATGCCGACCTGGACTCCGCCGTCACCCCTTCCGTCTGGTCAATCCCAAAAATTGACGCCAAAGCAAAGTGAAGATCCCCCGCATCAGTGGTTTGGGGTTTCCCTTCTTCCAATTTCGGTGCGCCAATCGGCACCCAAATGCCGTACCCATGCTCACCCTTGCGTACAATTCTGTCAGCCTTGCGCCACTGGTCGAAACCACCGACCACCGACGCCTTGCACCCCTGGTACATGACCATTAGTTGATTGTGGACCGACAATGCATGCCCCGCAATCGTGGTGATACTGGTACTGCCAATCGCTTGAGCTTGTTGTTCTGGTGTCATGCCACTGATGCGTTTTGCTAATTCGCGCATTCTCTGGCGTTTCTCTTGCGCCACTGCCCTTTGTTCGTCCGTAACATGCCGTCCCATGTCCGCTTCTCCCTTTCGGCCTACTCGCTTAACATTTCGCCCATTTCGATCCGACCTAAACACTCCCGAAAATTCTGACTGCAACGGTTGACAAGCTTGATGTATTCACTCTCTGGCCTACCGTCCAAACCCTCCAGTTCCGCAATGGTTTTTAACCGCTTTGCAAACTTCGGAGTCACACCTTGACTCCCAAGACTCAGACACACGCACCGACTCGCAAATGGCCCAGCATCCATTTTTGTCTCCTCGAACAAATCATTCCCTTCGTGCGTGGTCGTGAAAATGACCACCGTGTTGCTCCGAAGCCCCTCTAAAACGTCCAGAAGAATCTCGACAATCGGCTTGCTAAGCCCATGCGCTTCGTTTACAATCAACGCATAGCCAGGTTTCTCCCCCATAGCTACGTAAGCCCAATGATCCTGTAATTCCCGGAGACTGCCAACCGTCAACTGCCGACCGACTATCTCCCTGGTATTCCATTGATCGGCTACATGACTCGCAATGATTCGCGCCAGTGTGGTCTTGCCAACACCGCTCTTGCCCGTGATCCAAAACGCCCGGCCTCCAAGATTCGACCGCATTCGCTCAATTACTGCAACCGACTTCTCTTGCCCGATTACTTCCGATAGACTGGCCGGTCTGTACTTCTCGCTTAGATTCATATTGAACCTATCCCCTCGGCACGCCCCCCCCACGTTGGCGCCGTCATTGGTCACTCTCCGCCCCGATCGCTTCGATTGCCGCTGACTCATTGGCATGAGGCCCAGACCACGCCCAGGCGTTCCCAGTTTCGCCCTCATCCGTCTCCGCAGCGTACCATCCCAACTGGCAGCCGTGAGCGTCGTCAAAGTGTTTCGGAATGGCGTAAAATGACACCCATTCCCGCGTACCGTCCGCATTCTTGGTCATTTCTCCTGTGACAATCATTACATCCTCCTTTTCCCCGCCGACCCCATTGCCAACGGTTACATCTATATAATCGGAAATGCTTCTGGAAATGTCAAGGGAAATCTTGCGGTTTTCGCTACTCAACCTAAATCTGTATGATTCTGGACAGCTACCCGAAAACGCCAATACCAATGCCAATGCACCTTGTAGGACTCTATCCCCAATAACGCCTTGGCTTTACGTAATGGCTCCAAACGCAACCCCACCTTCGCGCCAGCCCCCACTATCTCCCGGAAAGACCGCCCACCATCGGCCAAATACACCCGCAAAAACGACTCCGCTCGAAACTGAACTGTCTGATGATCTGGCGCCGACGATAACCCATGCGCCGTATCCCAAGCTACAAGTTCCGCTTTCTGCCGCGCCCTGATCTCTGTGAACTCCCGCAAATGCCTAAACTCTAATTCCTCACGTGTGGTTTCCATTTCGCATTCCTCCTAACCACAATACGAAAATACCCTGGAGAATGTTGGTATGTGAAGGTAGTAAGATCGCCAGACCCCCCACCACACACACGAAAATCATCCACCTTCTTGAACTCAGAGACCACAAAATAAGAAAACCAAACATCGTGTAAGTATAAGAGAGACAATAATATAATATATTAAAATTCGATTCGCGAGGACGACTTCATGTAGATGGATGATTTCTCTCTGTTTGTGCCACCATCTGCCGATCTTCGTACGTTGATGTACGTTCATTGTCTATGCACTAAAATTGTGCGCGAAACTGCACCAAGTGATTCATTTGCAACACCCATCCGTCATCCACGCGCGATCAATAATATATTTACGTGATCAGCTCGAACCGACATGAGTCTATTCCGATAGAGTGCAGGTCCGCAGTGCCACCGAAAGACGACGCGATTAGGGCCTCTTGGGGGCACTTTCTCCACTGGTCCGGCCCCAGGAGTCGAACGCTGGCGCGAATCGCCGACCTTCCCTGCCAGGCGGCCCGAATGGGGGAATTGGCGGGGGCAGTCACTGCCCCTATTTCGCTGCCGCAGGCTGTGGTTGATCATGGTTGTGCCAAAAACCATCGTCAAACCATCGTCAAACCATCGTCAAACCATCGTCAAACCAGATCAAAACAACAGCGCTGGCATGGGGAATAGGGGCATGGTGTCCCAGGGCGACAATCTGGGAGTCTTTTTTCCATTGTCCGGTAACACGATCCCTACGAGGGAGAGGGGGGCATATATAAATCGGGTAAGGAATCCCTTGTTTCGGTTGTTTGCGGAAATTTCTTGACAGTTAAGGGTGGTATACGTATGGATTTTGGCATGTCGAGAGTGGGGAAGCGTTCAGGATCGGGTGGTGATCTGGTTTTAGTTCCGCTGAGTGATGTTCGTCCGAGTATAAGTCGGAACGACGTATTGGCGGGGGAGTTAATCCGTGGGGGGATAGATGCTCGGAGGGTAGCGCAGGAGTTAGAGCGGGCGTTAAGTGCTGAGTATTTGGTAAAGCGTTGGGAGAAGGTGGGGGGTTCTTGGATTGCGGTGGAGGTAATGCAGCCTGACTGGCGGACGCGGATGTTGGCGATAGAGAAGATCATCAAGGTTCAGGGGTGGGAGTATTTAGTGGAGCGTCTTCCTGAGGGGTCAGTTCCGCGTGATTTGCTGGTAATTTACAAGGAGTTACGGGTAAGTGGGTTGAGTGTTGAGGAGTTGCAGGAGAGGCATCGGCGGGATGTTGGGGCGGGGTTGGTGGAGGCAGTTGTGGAGGTCGTGGGGGGTGTTGGTGGGAGTTCCTAACCGTTCATTGTTGGAGGCTGCGATTGTTGCGGACGAGTTACGTCGTCGTTTGCGGACGGATGGTGGGGAGATGTTTGAGGCGCAGGGGTATCAGGCGGCGTTTTTTGAGCACACGTCGAAGCGGGTATTGGCTCATGGTGGGAACCGGAGTGGAAAGACGCGTTGTTGTGCGCAGTATATTTACGAGAAGTTAGTTGGGAAGCGTGGTGGGGTTGGGCCTTTTCATTGGCGTGCGTGTGGGAGTGGTTGGGAGGAGCATGTTGAGAAGGTTTTGGTTCCGATGTTTGAGCGGATCATTCCGCGGCGGTTTTTGGAGGGGGACAAGTTCAATTATTCAAGTCGGAGTCATATGTTATTTTTCAAGGATGGGAGTGATTTGGAGTTTATGAGTTTTGATCAGGATCCGGAGAAGGGGGCGGGTCGGCCGTTGCACGGGGTGTGGTTGGACGAGAGTTATGCGTGCAGCAAGCGGTTTCGGGATCAGTGTTTAGCGCGGTTGCTGGACTATCACGGGGAGATGATAGCGAGTTTAACGCCGGAGGATGGGGATGCGAGTTGGGAGATTGAGTGGTACGAGAAGGCGCGGAGCGGGGATCCTGACTACCAGAGTTTTCGATTTCCGACGCGTGAGAACAAGTACATCAGCAAGGAGGGAATTGCGCAGTTGATCAGGGATTGCGGGGACGACGAGGTTCAGATTGCGATTCGTTTAGACGGGGATTTTGCGAGTGTGGGGGGAAAGATTTATCCGAGTTTGAAGGCATTGTTTCACGTGAAACATTCGCACGAGGTGGGGGTTTCGGAGGATTGGGTGAGATTCATTGCGATTGATCCTGGGGTATCAAAGGCTCATGCTTTGCTGTGGGGGGCGGTGGGGCCGGGGAACCACATTCACTTTTACCGGGAGTTGTCGATGGGGGGGGAGATTGGGCCGCTTTGCGACACAATCCGGAGATTTTCGGCTTTAGACGGTCCCATCTTCAATTTTTTTCTTGACGGGCACTGGGATTGGGACAATCGTGTAGCGGCGATGGGGGATTCGCACGAGCCGTTGAACATTGAGCGGGAGTTTATCAAGCATGGGATACCAGTTGTCAAAGCTCCGAGGGACATTCGTAATTGGATCGGGATTGATCAGGTTCGGCAGCGGTTGCGTCCGGACCCGATTACGCACATGCCGCAGATCACTTTCGATCCGGAGTGTCAGCAGACGTGGTGGGAGATGACGCATTATAGCCAGATCAGGCCTGGGAAGAACGATCCCAGCCGGCACAACCCGCGGATTCGCAAGGTGGACGATGATTTCTGTGACTGTGTGCGGATTGCGATCACGTCCAACCCTGTTTTCATGGGTGGGTGGGACGGTAGTCTGTCGTCCAATGTTGTTATTGGGGAATATGGACTGGGATTCTAACATAATTGGCTGGATCAGATCCATCTTAGGGATGGCGATCGGTTGGGTTGGTGTGCCGGTGTGCCTTATTGCGGGATCGGCTATTGCGGTCAGCAGCTCGCTGCTGGGCATAATTATTACGTCCTGCGCTTTATTGTGCTTTCTGGTTGCGTGTTGGCTTTTGGAATGGCCATGAAAAGAGAGACTGATGACTAATGGCATAATCATCAACATCGAACTTCCCGATTGGCCCCCATCGGTACTTTGTTTGCGCGATACCGGAGAATGGTGGGTAGAACAATCTAACATCGGGAAGAATTTGAATCCTCAAATCGTCCGGCTGGCCCTTTCCGATGCAATGATAATCTTGGATAAGGCCTTTCAATCTATTGTCAAATGCCGTTTGGGATTTGGTACAACTGCGTATATGAATCATCTGAAGGTGGAACCAGAAGGCGAATCTGATGACTGAAACGCCGCTTTACCAGGGCGAGCCTGTTACTTGGGACTCACGGGACACCAAAGAGCGTGCCCGTAAGATGGTCGTTTGGGCGCTCTCTGTTTCCTTTGATTACTATCGCAAGCTTCGCCGCAATTTCAACGAATACTTCGATTTGTACACGAATCAGCCGTTGAAGTTGCGGCAGACCAACCGTATTCGTTCCAATGTGCCGTCGGGCCGGGTTCCGGAGATGGTCGACACCTATGTTGCCGATCTCCAGAACCAGATTATGAGTAAGCGTCCCGTTGTAGGGGTCATTCCCCAGGAAACCGGCGACATCGAAACGGCTGCTGCTCTTGAACAGTTGCTTCAATACGACATGGACAATTGGACCGAAGACATGGGGCCGTTGCCGGCTGTTAATATGACGTTGTTACAGGCGTGTCTTTGGGGATCAAGTCCCTCGAAGACAGTCTGGACCCAGCGCGTCAGGTCCATTCCCATGACCGGAATTCTTGATCCTGAAACAGGGAAGGAACTGACGCAACTTTCCATCGGTTTTCAGGGTCCGATTGCCGAACCTCTGTTTCTTTATGACGTTCATCCCCATCCTCAGAAAGTTTGGCCGGAGGATCACTATCCTGTTGTGCACGTGTCGTTCAAGTCCTACGATGAACTGCTGGCGCTCAAAGGAATCGTCTATGACGATGATGTGGACCTGATCCCGGATCGCAAAGACATGCCGCTTCTTCTTGGCGATGCTGCCGATTTGTATATTGGTGCTTGTGGTGATGTTTTTGAGCGTGCTGACCAGCGTGTCAGACTGGGATGGTCAGATGATTCCCGGCTCGAACCGGATGGAATCATGGTTGCCGAGTGCGAGTGTATGTTCCGGCCCAAGGTGGACTGGACCGATACGGCGGGCAGGAAGCATAAGGGCGACCAGCCTGTCCGGACGATCATCACTGTTGCCAATGGTCTTGTCATTCGCGTCTCTCCTGGGCCGTTACCGGAGGGGATGTCGGTCTATCAGAACGCAAAGATCAGTCATCTTCCTGGCCAGTGGTACGGTATCGGGCTGGTACAGAAAAACCGGCCGCAGGTTCACGTCGAGGACACGATTCTCAACATGGTCCTTCAAAACCTTGCCCAGACAGTCAACAAACCCAAGATCGTGATTCCGCAGTATCTCGAATCCGGCCAGTCCCTTGACGATCAGCCTGGCGGGGTGATTCGCGCCAAGATGGGTGCTGATGTGCGCAACATCATGCGTGAGATTCCCATGTCGTCCATTTGGAACGATGCGGCGGGAATCCTGTCGTACATTGCTGGCCGGGAAGAAGGCGTTGGCGGCGCGACGGAATTGAAACAGGGGCGTGTCCCGGATCAAAGCCAGACGGCCACCGCATCGAATATCGCTATTCGTCAGTCCTCAATCCGTTTTGCCTTAGCCATGTCGTGGATCGGTGCAACCTTTTTTCGCTCTGGGGCGCGCAAAGCATACTACTACAACCGGGATTATCTTCAGACTCCCTTTGCGGCTCGCGTTCTTGGCGAAGAAGGACAGAATCAATGGTTCAAGATTCAGAAGACCGATTTTATCAACAATGTCGATTTTGTGTTCCTTGGTCCGCAGGAAATGGAAAGCGAGAATCTGCGGATTGCCCAGTTGCAGAACTTCCTCAAGGTGCTCTCGCCCCTGATGCAGGCTCCGTGGACGGAGGCGCCCATGAAGGAAACCATCATTCTCCTGGCCGACAAATTCAAGATCCCGAACATCGAACGTCTCAAACAGCAAATTGGATATGGCGCCCAACCAGCGCCCGCTCCGCAGCCCCAAGGGGCATCTCCAGGTGGGGGTGCCCCCGCCCCTGTCGGCCGCGCCGACCGCAGACTGGGTTCAGGCGGGCCGCCAACCGATTTCTCCAACATTGCCAAGTCTCTTGGCGGCATGCTGGCCGGCGCAACAAACCCAGGACCACGTTAGGAGACTACCATGCTGGATGCCGAAACCCTCGAAGCCATTGAAAAGGAAAGGCTGTTTCTTGCCTCTAAGGCGCCAGACGAGATTGCCACTCTGTCCAAGACTCTGGAGCGGGAGTTCGTGGCGCTTCAAGGGATCAGGGGAGAGCGCGAGCGTGCCGATGCCATTCACCGCTGGGGCGGCCTGAACCGCCTCCATGCCCTGCGTGCCATCCTGGAAGGATTCCAACCTACGCCCGAACCCGAACCTGCGCCCGAACCCGAACCTACGCCCGAACCCGAACCTACGCCCGAACCCGAACCAAAGTCTGAATCCAAAGGAACCAAGCATGGATCGTAAGAAAAAACAGGCGGATCAACCGCCGCCGCCCGATATGAACAAGGTCATCACCATCGGCCTTCCACTCCCGGAAGTGCTGGAGTACTCTGCCGACGTTTCGATGTCTACCCGCAAGTGCCTGGAAAACATGGCCCAGTACATGATGTCGAAGGGATTCGATCTGCACGAGTTCGCCGAGAAGGGCATTAATGTCGCCGACAACCACAACCGGCTGGCGCAGCGCATGGTCGGGGACTGGCTTCTGGTCTGCGGCTCTGATCATACGTTTGCCCCCGACGCTCTGGAGTTGCTCTGGAAGGCCGCCAACGAGGAACCATATCCCCGAATCATCGGCGCCTGCATTCCCTACCGGAATGAACCCTATGCCTACGTGGCGACCATGCTGGATGAGTATAACCAGCGTCCCTCGGCTCTTTTGCCATTCGTGGATTTTCACCCCGCTCATTGTCTGCGCGGTGTTGGAAGTGCTATCGAAGTTGGCACTGTGGGTTCGGGATTCTGTCTGTACCATCGTTCTGTCTTCGACACGCTGCCCTATCCGTGGTTTCAGTTCAGCACGCGCGGGATACCGGTTCCTGAAGCGGAAAAGGCATTGCGGGATTTCAGTTCTGAACGGTTATTCCCGGAGTTTCTTGAACAACTGGCTGACGGCGACCGGTTTATCAGCGAGCATGAAGTCGGACTTCTGCGCGAGAAGGCAAAGCAGATGCGCCGCGCCCTGGCTCGCGTACGCGCCCCATTTGCCTACGGGCCGGACTACTTTATCAACATGACCGCCAAGGACTACGGCATCAAGAGCTACGTGCATCTTGGTGTGACCGTCTTTCACCTGGCTTTCATGGCGATTCACAATGGATATTACATCGACGCTCTGAGACGTGACAGCGGCGCATGGTGGTCGGCGATGATGAGAACCGATCCTGCTACTGTGCAGAACATTCAGAAGGCGCGTGTTGTCGTCGAATCTCTCAGTCCCATGCGAACCATGAATCCACCCGAACTGATAGCAGACCTTGAACGAAAGGAGAATGGCAATGGGGAGCAAGAAGAAGACCAAACCGATGAAGAAAATGAAGGGCAAAAAGATTCCCCCGGCGATGCAGAGGGCAATGGACAGGGAACTCAAGGAGAAGTGCTGATGACCGAGGTTGCAATATGAAAGTCGCCTGCGTGTCAACTGCCGGTCATCAGTTGGTCCTGAACAACATCGCCCCCGCTTGCGGCTTTCAGTATTTTGACGACATCAATTACATTGGGGTCGCCGAGTTTAACCCCGGCGTGATTTACTTTGGGGGCTGGTTTGTCTCTGAGTACTCTGATTGGGCCCTTCACCGGTCGTTGCTCGGGGACATCCCCAAGGTTATTATTCACTGGTTTGGATCAGATGTGCTCATGGCAAAACGGTGGATGGCGAATGGAGAACGCCGGATGTTTGAGGAGTTGCGTTCTGACCGCTATTGCCATATTCCCCCAAGCGATGAGATCAAAGAAGAACTGGAGAACTGGCTTCAATTGCCGGTGACGGATCCTTTGAATGTCCCCGCGGAGAAGGTGCGGATACCAATCGCCAAGCCGGACAAATTCATGGTGGGATGCTATATGCCCCCCAGTCGGCAGGACTTTTTTCGCATGTCTGTGATCCGCGATGCTATCCCCTTGACCAGAAAAACGGGGATTGTTTTCTACAATTGGCTGCCTCCGACACAAGAGATTGAGTATCAGGCGACATGCCAAAAGCGATATGCCCTGAGTCCCGCAGAGTACGATCAGGTTATTGCCGACACGTCATGCCTTTTGCGGATTCCGATTCACGATGCCTACTCGATTTCGGCGGCAGAATATCTGATGTCTGGCAGACCAGTTGTCAGTGACCGCGATTTGCCGCACTGGCCAGCCTGGATCAAGGGCAAACTCACAAACAAGAAGGTTGCTGCGGCTCTTACGGAAGCACGACATGATGGGGATGTGCCTGAAGACACTGTGAAGTTCTATCAGGATATGTATGATCCGGCTTTGTTCAAGGGCAGGCTCGAAGAGCGCTGTCGGCAACGATGGAAAGGATTCCGCTTTGCCGATTAGCGCTTCAGAGGCTCAGCGCGACTACATCGCTATCCGGCAAACCGGACTTTACCGGCATTTGCTGGAACGGCGGCGCCAGATACGCGATCAGCAACTTGTCTCTCTGGTTCATGCAGCCGTCGCATCAACTGATCCGACGATCCGGGCGATTGCCGCCTCGATCGTGGCAGACAGTTCGCTGTGGCAATATCTAGATTTACTGGAGAATCAGCTTTCGGCGCAAACGCCCCCGGTTTTACCTGAGTCTGAAAAGGCTATTGGGGATTACGACTTGCCGGAGTTTGTGCTTGACGCGCCCCTGGGCGCTGGTGATTATACCCCGTGACGGGAGAGATATGACTGACTTGGAACGCACAAACCTGGACGATGATCCAGGGCCAGTATCCACAGAATCGGCGGAAAATCGTTTGGCCGAACTGATGAAAACGCATGGAGTATCGACCATCGAAGAACTCGATGAGCGTATTGCAGCGGGAAATATCCGCCATCGCGCCTTTGCCAGACAAAGGCTGGAAAACGAACGCCTCCAGCAAGAACTGGAAGAAATCAAAGCGAAAAAGGAAGACGCCGAAGCTGGTATCCCGGATACTGCGGATCCAGCGGTGAAGGCGCTTTCCCGTCAAGTCCGTAAACTCCAGGATCAGATTGCCAAAAACGATTTGCTTGGTGGTGATGAGGACATGGAACCTCTT